ACGCCGAACGCGCACCACGTTGGTAACGCCGGTGCGAAGTTGCCGCAAGCTGTAGGCGACGGCAGCGCCTGTGTAAGTGTCAAGCAGCAGGTTTGCCGCTGCTGGCGGCCTTCGCCGCTGCACAATAATCACTTGCGGCACCTCACGATTCGGCTTCCCGGCTGCAGGGCTAATCCAAGGAGGGAGACGTAATCCATCATTCTGCGATGCCATTAACCCAGCCTTCGGGGAACTCTGCAGTTGCCATCTGACCAATCACAAAATCAACAGCGCCGGTTTCACCGGCTGCTTCAATCTCGCTGTAAAGCTGCGCTAGGCGGGCATCATTGTGGAACGATGCCGCCAGTAGCGCCTCGTGCCTAGCGATCAAGCTGGTAAATTGCGCCAGGTTGTTGTTAGCGGCCACCTGCTCTTTGGCGTACTGCAGCTTTTCGGTGTAGCCATTTTCCTGCGGCCACAGTTGAGCGTTATAGCGATCGGCATAGCCCTTGGCTAGCGTCTTTAGTTCGGCCACGCTGCGGCGCTTAATGGTTTCGGTGTACTTGTATTCGCCCTTAGGGTGGCCATCAGGCACGGCTATAAACTCGCCGTGGGCGTTGCGGGCAGGGTGCAATCCCCAGCCGCTGTTTTCGCTGTCAACTACGAAAAGCTCGGGATCGTAGGGAACCGAAGTGAACGGTACCCGCTCGTAATAGTCGGCCGCTTGGTCATGCTCGCCGCCGAACAAGAACGGCCAGCGAACGCCGTTTGGGTTGCGGACCTGGCCATTGGTGACGGCAACGTAAAGCGCTACGCTCTGGCCCTCTTGGGGGCCTTCGGTGAAATACTCAACGCCGGTTGATGGGTTGATAGTGGTAGCAGTCATGGGATCAGGAGTAACGAACGGTGATGGTGAAAATGTGGCCAGATGATCCGGTGCCAACCGACACCAGATCCACCCCCAGCGTGTCCCCAGCCGCAAGGGTCAGGGAGCCGGTGAGTAGGCTGGTGGCGTCGGTCAGGATGGCCGAAGATGCCAGCGAAGCGTTAGCGCTTAGCAGGCTTGTCTTGGTGCCGCTACGGCGGGCGTAGAGCATTACCTGGCTGCTGCTGCTGCCAGTGGCACTGGGGGCCAATTCCCAGAATGCACCTATAACCGTGCAGGCACGCTGCACGGTTGTCTCGACGTAGTTGGTGGCAGCAGTTGCGGTTTCGCCCTTGTTGCTCACCATCAGCTTGATTACATCTGAAAATGCAAGGGTGGTGCCAGAAAACGACAGCGCTCCTCCTAACGTTCCTTCCTCAATAGCTCCGGTTCCTGCCGTTGTGCGAAGCAGAATGCGATTGGTGCTCATCGTCAGCCCGCTGGAGCCGATCAGCCCAGTTAGCGCCCGATTGGCAACATTGCCGACGATCTTGTTAATTGCCTGAAGGATTGAATCCGTTGCGGCAACGGTGCCCGCCTCAGCGACAAAGCCTGTCAGGGCAGACCCAATCGCTCGCGCTGCGCTAAAGAACAGGTTACCGCCGGACTCCCCGAGATCCCCGGTTCCCAGTGTGACGGCGCCAGTCTGCCCGTTGATCGAGCTGACCGGCGAAATGCCATTAGGCAGTTGAATCCAGTCAGAAAGAGTTGCGCCGTTATTGGCAACAATTACCCATTCTGTACTGGAGTCAGTACGGATACACCAGTCGCCGCCTTGCCCGCGCAGCGCAAGCATTGCGGTCTGATTTGCCGCCTGCCCTAGATACTCAACGATGGCAACACTGGGGATCTGGCTGGTGGGCACCAGGCCGCCAACAAGATCGGCCTTGCTCGCCAACCCGGAAGACAGCGCCGCAGGCTGCACCGCCGTGCCAGCCAGAGCACCCTGCGCGGCCGAAGCGAAATCAGTCGTAGCCGACTGCGCCGCAGTGCCCAGCCCCAAGCTGGCGCGACCTACCGCAGCATTAAGGCCCGTGCTGGAGCCATCCCAGTACAGCCGCTCGCTATAAGCGGTGTCCCACAACCCTTGCCGAGTATTGGTCGGCAGTGAATAGCCCGTTGCATACGTCACCACTAGTGAGGCTGTGGTGTTCCCTCCAACCGAGAACCCTGTAGGCATCGTCAGCGACGGATACCCACCGCCGCTGCTGCTGCCGCCTGCTGCAACCAAGCTTCCGTCAACTAGCGACAGATTGGTGCCCAGCAGCACCGTCGTGAGCTGTCCATTGGCCCCTACCAGCACCAGGCTGCCAACAGCCGATGACATGCCTCCAAGCGTCAGTCCAGCAAACGTGGGCGAACTGGTGCTGCTCAGCCCCTGCGGCAGCCCCACCTGATCAGGCGTGACCAGTTCGTAGGCGTAGGCCGTGCTGCCCGCCTTCCGCACGTACTTCCCGGCATCGGCAGTGCCCGCAGGTAAGCCGATCCCAGGCGGCCCGGTGCCGGTTGTGACCCGGATAACGGTTGGGCAGCTCATGCTGGATCCCTCCTGGCGGGGCGAACTGCAATCGTTACCGGCCGGTATATCAGGTGATGATCATCGGCCTGGATATTGCCGGGGGCAATCATCAAAACATTAAGGAACCACGCCTTAGAAACCTTGAGGCTATTGATTATGGCTTCAGGGGCAATGACTCGGATTGTTCCAGCAATAGCATCTACAATAGTGGTGAGACTGTAAACGGCGCGTCCTTTTTCGTCAGACAAGACTGCATTTACATCCCAACCAGGAAATGGCCACGCCTGCTGGCCGTTGAACAACTCAATCAGCACGGCGCCATCAAGGCCCTGCTCCCATGTGATCACTTCGCCCTCGTCCCAGGCCATCGGTCAACCTCGCTGCCTTAGCTTTCCGTCCACGCCTCGTTTTTCTCCGTCGCTGGGTCATCAGCCGCAAACTTTCCGCCCTTCACCCGTGCCCGCTTGCGCTTGGGCATCGGGCAAGCAGGCTCTGCAGGGGTCTCTTGGCGTTCGGGCTCCGCAGCAGGCTCCTGTTGCAGTTGCTCAGCATTCATGCCGTAACCAATCGGGAAATTCATAAGGCTCCAAAGCGGAAAGGGGCCCCGAAAGGCCCCGAGAAAAAACCAACTACCTAGAGGCTCAGTCGCTAGGAACCAGGGCCACCGTGTTGGTGCCAACCGGCACAGCCGCACCGTTGGTCACGGTGCCAGTCGCCGAGGCGCTGGTGATGTTGCTCTGCACCGAGGCGTAGCTGAACGTGGTAGAGGTCACCGCCGTGATAGCGAAGGTGCCGTTCACCAGCGGGTTCGAGCAACCCACGGTGACGATCTCTCCCACCAGCATGGTGTGAGCAGCCGACAGGGTGATGGTCGCCACGTTGGTGGTGAGCGCCACGTTGCTGATGCTCAGCGTGCCGGTGCCAGGGCGAAGCCGAACAGCAGCCACCCGCACATCACCGCTTACCGAACCGGCAACCCGGACGGCCTCGCGCACTTCCTTGCCGGTCACTCCCACCTCGTTGATCACGCCAGGGCTGGCGGTAACCACAGCGATGTTTGCGTAGGCGGAAGCAGAGCTAAGGGCAGCACCCTCAGCAACATGGGCAGCCTGCAGGATGTAACCGCCAGCGGAATTGCTGGAGCCACCGGCAACGATGAACTTCAGGTCATCGAAAGCAGCCAGGTTGGTTTGAAGCAGACGGGCAGCACCAGTGCGGGTTTCAGCAGCACGGCCACGGGCACCGGCTTTGACAGCACCGAGCAGGATGGTTTCAGCATCCAGTTGATAGCCCCGCCGAGGGGCAAGACCAGTAGAACGAGCCATGAATCAGTACCTCAGGGAATGAATTGATAAAGCGATGATCAGGCGGTCACCGCAGCATCGGTGATTCCGTAGGCGCGAGCGGCCGAACGACCGTTCATGATGGCCATACCGATCGACCAGTCGATCCGGGTGCGATCAACCGGGGCTTCGGCGATTTCACCAAACTCCCGAATGTCGATCCCGTAACCGTTGGCAGCAGGGCCTTGGATGCCGGTGGTCTGCAGATCACCAAACGCCACGCAGTAGATACTGGTGGTGCTGGAGGCTTCGGTGAAACCTTGGATCTGCACGTTCTGGGCGTTGGTGTCCGTTACCACGATGCGGGCATCGTTGTACATGGTCACCCGACGACCGAACGCATCCTGCTCGTAGGACATGAAGCCACCGATGGTGGTATTGCGGCTGGCAGACGAAAGGCGCCGACGCATCTTCTTGTTCATCAGCAGGATCTTGTTGTCGCCATCCACCGCGTCGATCAGCTCATCAAGAAGAGTGAGCGACAGGGCGCCTGTGTTTGCGTTGACAGCTTGGGAGCTGCCGACGTTGATGCGGGTCTTCAGGCCGTCAAAAGCACGGACATCAACCGACTCATCGCCGTTGATAACCTGCTCCTCAAAAGTTAGGCGCAGCGAGCGCACCTTCATTTGAATCTGCTCGGCCTTGGCTTGGGGCCCGTAGTTCTTGATGCGCTGAATGTCAACGTCGATGTCGCCACCGAAGAACTTCAGACGCTCATACTGCGGGTTGATGACGCCATAGGACTCGTCGTAGGTCTCGTTGTACCCACGGAAGCCAACAGCGGGAAGCTCGGCTTCCACGGCATAGTCCAGACCGCCCTGCACGTTGCGGAACGGCATGATGCTGATC